GTGAAGAACCAATTGAGCTATTGTGCCTATTTCATCTGCCCCCATAAGCGCGGGCGAATGTGCTGCGCGCAGTGTGAGGAGGAGGCCTGCCCGGATCGCTGCCTGAATCAGCCCAAAGCCTGCGGATTGTGCAGCGAGTATCCCCGACCGGAACTGAGGCTCCCTGCGGATGTGGAGGATTGCGATGTGGGATAGCATCCGGGAGGAGTACATCACGACCCTGTGCAGCCAGAAGGATCTGGCAAAGAAATACGGCGTGAGCCAGGCAGCCCTGTCCAAGCGCATCAAGCAATACCAATGGCGGGCGGCCCGGGAGGAATACTTCCTGCATCGGCATATGCAGGGGGAAGGTTCCCCGGAGGATGCCCTGTTCCTGATGAGCGTGCGGCAGGCGGGGAACCGATTGGCGCTGCGGGTGCTGGACGCGATGAATCGGGAGGAAAGTGAAGCCATGGATCCGGTACAGGCGCAGAAGTGGGCGGGGGTTCTTCGGGACATTGCCAGCCTGCAGCGATCCCTGTATGACATTCCCGCGTTTGGCGAACGGGAGAACATCCGCCTGCAGGATAAAAAGCTGGATATGGAGGAGAAGAAGTATACTTGCGCCGATAAGACGGTGCAGACGGATCTTCGGGTGTTTCTGCCGGTGGAAGCCTTCGGGGACATGGCATGAGGGCACTGTGGAAGCCTCAGCCCCGGCAGGCGGAATTCATGAGCCGCACGGAATACGAAGCCCTGTACGGCGGGGCGGCGGGCGGAGGCAAGAGCGAGGCACTGCTGATGGAAGCGTTGAGGCAGATTCACATCCCCCATTACAGAGGATTGATCCTGCGAAAGACCTATCCGCAATTGACAGATCTGATCGACCGATCCAGGGTCCTGTATGCGGCGGCCTGTCCCCAGGCACAGTATCATACGACGGGTAAGGTCTGGGAGTTCCCCTCGGGAGCGAAGATCTTCTTCGGGTCCATGCAGCATGCCGCGGACCGCATCCAGTATCAGGGGCGGCAGTTCGACTACATCGCTTTTGATGAACTGACCCATTTCACCTTCGCTGAATATGCCTATATGTTCTCGCGAAACCGGCCGGGAGGCCCGGGCACCCGGGTGTACATGAGAGCGGCCACCAATCCCGGCGGCGTGGGTCACGGCTGGGTAAAGGAACGATTCGTGACGGCGGGGGAACCGGGTAAGCCGATCGAGGAAAGAAATACGATCCTGGGGCCGGACGGAGCCCCGATCACGCTGACAAGGACCCGAATCTTCATCCCCAGCACCGTATTCGACAATCAGGAACTGATGAGGAGAGATCCCCAGTACCTGTCCAATCTGGCCATGCTGCCGGAGGAGGAGAAGAAAGCCCTTCTGTACGGCTCCTGGGATGCGTTCTCCGGGCAGGTATTCCGGGAATTCAGGGATGATCCGGCACATTATGCCGATCGGATGCAGACGCATGTGATATCGCCGTTTGCGATTCCCATGCACTGGAGGATCTACCGCGGCTTCGACTTCGGCTACAGCCGTCCCTTCTCCGTGGGCTGGTATGCGGTGGACGAGGAAGGCAGACTCTACCGCTTCAAGGAATACTATGGCTGCACCGGCCGGCCGGATGAGGGTTTACGGATGAACCCGGACGAAATCGCGCGGGAGATCGCCTCGATCGAGGAGAAGGATCCTTCTCTTGCAGGCCGAAGCATCACGGGCATTGCGGATCCTGCCATCTTTGACGAATCCCGAGGGGAATCCATTGCCAGGATGATGGCACGGCGGGGCATCTACTTCACCCCGGGCGACCATACGAGACTGGCAGGCAAGATGCAGCTGCATGAACGACTGCGTTTTGACGAGACGGGCAGACCCGGACTGTATGTCTTTTCCACCTGCCCGCACTTTATCCGGACGATTCCCAATCTCGTCTACGATGAAGCCAGGGTTGAGGATGTGGATTCCACCCAGGAGGATCATATCTATGACGAATGCCGCTATGTATTGATGGAACATCCCATACCCGCGCTCGGAAGCCTGAGCAAGACCCGGCAGAGCCGGGAGGATCCGCTGGATCTGGGGGTCAGAGCGATATAGGGAGGAATCCCTTTCTTTTTTGGACTAGAAAAGAACATATATTCTTATTGGAGGAATCATGATCGAACAGGAAAATAAATTCCCGGTGGGCCGGGAGGAGATCCGACAGGCAGCGGCGATTCTGGAACGCTACAGACGAGGCAAAGCTGCGCTGGATGCACGGATCGTGGAGAACGAGGAATGGTACCGCCTGCGCTATCAGGGGGACAAAAGGGAGACGGGTGAGGATGCAGTTTCCGCCTGGCTGTTCAATTCCATTGCCAACAAGCATGCGGATGCCATGGATAACTATCCGGAACCTGTGATCCTTCCCCGAAGCCGGGAGGATGAAGCAATGGCAGAGTTTCTGGGTACGGTGGTGCCGACGGTTCTGGAAAGAGCCGATTTTGAGGAGACCTATTCGGATGCCTGGTGGTACAAGCTCAAGCAGGGCACCGCTGTGTACGGTGTGTTCTGGAACGGGGAGGCGCAGGGCACGGGGGAAGTGGAAATCCGCCGCTGCGATCTGCTGCAGCTCTTCTGGGAACCCGGAGTGACGGACATTCAGGACAGTCCCCATCTCTTCTTTGTGACGATGCAGGATGCGCAGAGCCTGATCCGCGAATATCCCCAGCTGGAGGGGAAAGCCATTACAGGCGGCAGAAAGCCCCTTGCATATCGCATGCAGGAGGGGACTGAGGACGCACAAAAAGTGGCAGTGGTGGACTGGTATACCAGGAAGGCCGATGAAACAGGCCGCATGCGGGTGCATTACTGCCGCTTTGTGGGGGAGGAGATCCTCTTCGCCTCTCAAAATGACCCGGTGTGGGAGGAACGAGGGTACTATGACCACGGCATGTATCCCTTCATCTTCGACCGAATGTACTACGAGGAGGCATCTCCTGCGGGCTTCGGGTTGATCGATGTGATGAAATCTCCCCAGCGATACATTGACCGATTGAATCAGGCCCTGATCCGAAGCGCCCTGCAGGCGGCACGCAAGCGCTATTTCATTCGCGATGATGGTTCCGTCTCGGAAGAGGAGTTTGCCGACTTTTCCAGGGAACTGATCCATGTGACAGGCAATCTGGGGGAAGATTCCATCCGCGAATTGAGGACGGAAGGCCTGCCGGCCAGCGTTCTGAACCTCTTGCAGTTCAAGATCGAGGAATTGAAGGAAACCTCCGGCAACCGGGACTTTTCCCAGGGCGGTACGGCCTCCGGGGTGACCGCGGCTTCCGCCATCGCAGCCCTGCAGGAGGCAGGAAGCAAACTGACAAGGGATATGCTCAAGGCTTCCTACCGATCCTTTGTGCGCCTGTGCCGGATGGTGATGGACCTGATCCGACAGTTCTACGATGAACCCAGAATCTTCCGCATGCTGGGGGAGGAGGGAGCGCAGTATCTGCCCCTGAGCGCCATGATGATCCCGGAGGATGTGGTCTTCGATGTGAAGGTGAAGGCGCAGAAGGCTTCCTCCTTCGCCCGACTCACCCAGAACGAGACGGTTCTGGAACTGTACCGGCTGGGATTCTTCGCGCCGGAGCGGGCGGATCAGGCACTGATTGCGCTGGAAGCCATGGACTTTGAGGGAAGAGATGCCATCATCCGCGCGGTGCGCTCCCAGGGTACCCTGCAGCAGCAAAATGCCCGACTGACAAGACAAATGCACAAAATGGCGCAGGTGATCGATGCCCAGAACGGATCCACCATTGCGCAGTCCATGCAGGAGGAGGGAATGGTATGACGAGCGTCACATCGATGCGCACCGGTACCGCGCTTGCGGTCAAACTGCGCAATGCACAGGATCGGGAGGATCCCGGCGTGGATCGGATTCTGCGGCAGCTGCAGGCTTATCTGGAATTGCAGCATGCCCAGGGACACGTGGAACTGTATCAATGCGAGAAGCGCCCCGATGGGCAGAATCTGATGGTGATCCCCAAACCCCAGTACCGATCCGTACTGGATATGGCAGAGCGGGTGGTGGAGCAGCTGGATCACCTGAAGCGCTCCGATCTGCATGTGTACCGTTGGGAGGCATAAATGCAGGAGAAAGATTGGATCGAGTGTCCGGTGCAGGAAAGCCCGGAGGAAGAGGTGCCCAGGCAGATCGAGGCACAGGAGCAGGCACCGGAGAGCCTGCAAGAGCAAGAGCCGGAAAGGAAGCTGCCTGAGGAGTCGGAATCGGTGCGAAGATTTTTGGCTCAGCGCTTGGGATTGGAGGATCCCGATTGGAAAACCTTGCAGGAAACGATGACCCGACAGGAGGAAGACGAACGGCAGGACAAAGAGAAAAGAGATGAGCTGCGTCAGCTGCACCTCCGCCATCGGGCCATATCCCTCCGGGAGGAATGGGGAAAACAGGGAGAGGCGCTGCAGAGCCTGTACCCGGAATTCTCCCTGAACCGGGAGGGGAAGGATCCGCGCTTCCGGACCATGCTTGCCGGGGGCTGCAGCGTACGGGAGGCCTACGAAGCGCTGCATCCGGACATGCTGAGCGCAAGGATCCAAAGGGAGCTTGCGGCAAAGGCTCCCCGTGTGCGGGAGGGCGCGGCAACCGGTACGCCGTGTCCTCTGCAGGAAAGCGGCCTGGCGGACCTCAGCCGGGCTGAGAGAGAAGCCTTGTCCCGAAGGGTGCTCAGGGGCGAGCGCATTGAAGCAAAGCACCCGCGATAAAGAAAGGAAGAAGCATGAGCGAAGTACTTAACACCACTCAGGAACTGAGTCAGGAAATGAAAACCTACTACGAGAAGCGGCTGATCGACAATGCCGAACCCCATCTGGTGCATGATCAGTTCGGCGATCACTATCCCATCCCCGCCAATGGCGGCAAGTCCATTGAGTTCCGCAAGTACTCTCCCCTGGACAAGGCCATGGAACCTTTGACGGAGGGTGTCACCCCCAACGGCAGCCGACTGGAGGTGTCCACGGTGACGGCGGAACTGGCCCAGTACGGCGACTACATCCGCATGTCCGATATGCTGGAAATGACGGCCATTGACCGAAATGTGGAGCAGGCACTGAAACTGTTGGGTTCCCAGGCGGGCCGTACCCTGGATACCGTGACCCGCGAAGTCCTCTGCGGCGGTTCCCAGAAGCTCTTTGCACCGGTCGTGGCAGACGGCGAAGTGACCCAGATCAGCGCCCGATCCTCCATCGTGCCGGAGGCTCGCATGACCCCGGATATGGTATTCCGTGCGGTGGCAGAGCTGCGCGCGCAGAATGCCAACCCCATTGACGACTGCTATGCGGCCATCATTCATCCCTATGTGGCCTATGACCTGATGCGCAGCGAGGAGTGGATCGATGTGAACAAGTATGCCAATCCCGAGCAGATCTACCGGGGTGAAGTGGGAAAAATCGGTCAGGTGCGATTCATCCTGTCCACGGATGCCAAGGTGATTGCGCCCAATGCCGTGGCAGGTATTGCCAACATGAACCGTACTCAGGTGCAGGAAGCCGTGAATAGTGCCACTACTGTTCGCATTGCGGACAACATCAATGCGGTGCAGGCAGCTACGGCCAATGCGGCCATTACCGGCGGTGCGGAATATCCGGTCTACGTCAACGGTATCCTGACCCGGGTGATGTCGGTGAAGGCCGGGGCTAACGGTACAGCTGAACTGACCCTTGCGGATGCGGTGACCGCTGCCAAGGGGGACATGGTCTGCGGTGATGGCGCCGGTGCCTACGGTGCCGCTGTGTTCCTGACCCTGTTCCTGGGTGCCAATGCCTATGGCACGACCGATCTCGAGGGCGGCGGCCTGCAGCAGATCATCAAGCCTCTGGGCTACGGGGAGGATCCTCTGAATCAGCGTTCTTCCGTGGGCTGGAAGGCGGCCAAGACTGCGGAGCGACTGGTGGAGGCCTATATGATCCGCGTGGAGTCCGGATCTGAGTATTCCATGACCGCCTTGTCCAACTAACTTGCACACCCCTGGGGAGGCTTCGGCCTCCCCGATTCCCCCAAAATGAAAGGAGTTTATGATGACACTGACGCAAAAGATCAGAGCCTTGGAAGAGAGCTATCCCAAGACCGTAAAGATCCGTCTGTTCCGGGACGGCAACCGCTACAAAGATGATGTGCTGGTCAATGTGAACGGCCGCCGTTTCCTGATCCAGAGAGGTCGTGAGGTGGAAATTCCCTATGCACACTATCTGTGCCTGATGGAACAGATGAAGCAGGATGAGACTGTGGCTACGATGGTGGCAGAACTGGTAGCCAATTCCCGTGTGGAGGTGTAAATGACACTGGAAACCGTGTTGAATCGGGTGAAGATTCTAAGACCTCACAGTTATCCGGAAGGTGAACTGCGGGCCTGGCTGCATGAACTGGAACAGATGCTCTATGAGGAGATCATCCGTCCGCGCTGCCCGGAGGCCCAGCCTCCGCAAGCCCTGACGCAGGAAACACCGGGAGAGCATGTGCTGACAGCGCCGGATCCCTATGGAGAACTCTACATCTTCTACCTGATGGCGCAGATCGATCTGCATCGTGCGGAGGCAGAGCGCTACAGCCTGGATGCGGCCCTATTCCATGCGGCCTACTATCAGTATGCACATGCCTACGCCAGACGACATCTGCCCCGGGGAAAGGTGAAGGTGACCTTATGAAGTATCCCAAAGTAAGCAGCATTCCCCTGAGGAATGCAAGAATTGCACACTTTGGAGGCTATGTACGAGGCAATGCTGCGGCATCAGGGCAGGCATCTGACATGATGAACCTGGGACCCGGTGCCTATCCGGCCCTTTCCACCCGAAAAGGCTGGTGGAAGATCAAGGACTGCGAAAAGCCGCACGGGATCCACGGAGGGGATCAGCTTCTGGAAGTCTACGGTACGACCCTGTATGCAGACGGCATCCCCGTGGGTGAAGTTACGGATACGGACAAGACCTTCTGTACGATGGGGGCGGATGTGGTGATCTTCCCGGATAAGCTGATTTACAGAAAGGCTTCCGGTACCCTGGATGCCCTGGAAGCGCATTTCGCATCGCAGGGAGAGGTACGATTCAGCCTGGCAGATCTCACGGGGGCTCAGTGCGGATCCTATACGGCCGGTGATACTGCGCCGGTCCATCCGGCGGATGGGCAGCTCTGGGTGGATACCTCCGGTGCAGGGGATGTGCTGCGGCAGTTCTCTGCCTCCTACGGAGAGTGGTTGTACCGAGAAGCTTCCTATATCCTGATCGAGGCTCCGGGCATCGGCGACGGCTTTGGGATGTATGACGGGGTGAAGCTGCAGGGCTGCACCAATTCGGCACTTTCTGAGGATCTGATCCTCTATGGGGTGTGGGAGGATGCGGTTCTGGTGGCGGGGGTACTGCGGGAGAATTTCACCCAGACCCTGCCTCTGACCCTTACCCGATCGGTACCGGATCTGTCCTTCCCGGTGGTGTTTGGGAACCGCCTTTGGGGCTGCGATGCCCATGAGCACCTGATCCGGGCTTCCAAACTGGGCGATCCGGGGAACTTTTCCTGCTTTATGGGCTTGTCCACGGATTCCTGGGCGGCTCAATCCGGGGCACCGGGTGATTTCACAGGCTCTGCCTGTGTGATGGGTCATCCGGTGTTTTTCACAGCGGACAGCCTGACCGTACTGTATGGAAGTCAGCCCTCCAACTTCTCTCTGCAGGAGATCCTGGCGCCGGGGATCGCTCCCGGCTGCGGCAAAGCGGCGGTGATGGTAGGAGACAGCCTGTATTATCCGTCTCGGGAATCCGTCTATGTGTTCCGGGGCGGCATGCCCAGAAAAGTATCGGCTGACCTGGGGTCGCTGCGCATACGGCAGGCAGTAGGCGGTGCCCTGGAGGATCGATATTGCCTGCATCTCACACAGGAGGATGGACAGGGCGAACTGCTGTGTCTGGATACGCAGAGGGAACTTTGGTACCGCTGGGAGAATGCAGATGTCATCGGATTTGCCCGAAAGGAGGGCAGGCTGTATATGGGAACCGCAGATGCACTTTTTCTTGTGGACGAGGGAGAGGATGAGAATATGCCCTGGTACTGGGAGAGCGGAGATCTGGCGGCGGAGTTCCCGGAACGCTTTGAGATATTGCGGGTGAGCCTGGATATGGAGTGCAGGGGTGCGGTCACCCTTGCCGTATCCCGGGACGAAGAACCCTTTGAAGTGCAATGGACGGCACAGACAGCCGGCAAACGCACAACCCTTGTCTGCCCTCTTGTCACGGAACCGGAGCATAGCTTCCGGGTTCGGCTCGAGGGAACAGGGCCGATGAAACTCTATGCGATGCAGCTGCGCTTCAAGGCAGCAACGGAGGTGGAAGATGGCTGATTGGGTACTGACAGCAGGATCAAGGGAGGACTCAATGAACCCGGAAATCCGGGAGATCTGGGATTATCTGTATGCGCTGAACCGGGAATTGCAATATCTGACTACCCATCTGGAGGAGGGGAATTTCACGGAGGATGCCCGGGAAAATCTGCAGACAATCCGCAAAAGCCTGGATGAAACGGTGACAAGAGCGGCTCTGCAGGAAACCATTCTGCGGGCCAGCGAAAGGATTACCGGAAACAGGGGCGGCTATGTGATATTCCGTGATGGGGATGAGGACGGTAAACCGGATGAGATCTGCGTGATGGATGCACCGGATATCGCACAGGCGACCAAAGTCTGGCGCTGGAATGCCCAAGGCCTGGGCTATTCTTCCCAGGGCTATGACGGGCCTTACCAAACCGCCATCACGGCAGACGGAGAAATTGTTGCCGATTTCGTGGCAGCAGGCGAATTGTCCGCATCCGTTGTGACAGCTGCCAATCTGAAGGCAGGAAGCATCCAATCGGCGGATGGCGAGACCTTCCGACTGGATCTGGATCAGGGAAAACTTGTGCTGGACGGCTCCCGGGGAGGCGGGATCACCATCCGCAATGCAGGGATATTTATCCTCAAAAGTCAGAGCTTTTCGGCAGCGAATTATTCTCAGGCAGATGCGGATCGTGCTCAGGGTATCATGCTGGGTACGCTGCAGGCCACGCAGGCGGATCTGGACAAGTATGATTTCTACGGGGATGGAAAGATCAACCTTCAGGAGCTTCTGCTGATCCGATTGATGATCACGAGAAATCAGGATCTGACAGTCTCCTGGTATGCGCAGTTGGATACATCCAGGCAAGGCATTCTCAAGATCTGGCGGGAAAACTCGGGTGTGAATACGGGGACTCAAACGCTTCTGGAGGTATCTGCAGGAGATGTGAAGGTGATGGGAGTATCGGCTCCTCTGGAGGATGCGGCCTATCCCGGCTGCCTGTATACCCTGACGGATACGGGAGATACGGAATGGATCAATCCTCCGATGGAGGCAGGCGTGGAATACCGTACCACGATGCGCTGGCAGGGTTCCCCTGTGTACCAGTCTCTGACAAAGATTGAAGGCTTGCCCAACAACGGCTATGGAAGCTATAACCTGGCAGCAACCCAATGCCGGCAGTTGATCGATGCAGATCTTTCCATTCGCAGACGCTCTGACGGGGCTAACTTTCTGGGACTTCTGGAAGCGGGTGACTGGTATGTGGGAAGCTATGGGAATCCTTATCTGGTATTCATGAGCACGAAGGCAGATCTGTCCGGGCATGACGGATATGTGACATTGAGATATATCAAGAATTAAAGAAAGGAGGCTGTATGGCTTCATTGCTGAAAATGGGTTCCAGCGGCAGTCAGGTGCGCCGGCTGCAGGAATTGCTGGATCAAAAAGGCTATGCGCTGGAAGCAGACGGGATCTTCGGGGAAAAGACAAGAGCGGCAGTGCTGAACTACCAAAGAGAGAATCAGCTTGCTGTCGACGGCATCGTAGGGGATGCGACCTGGGCTTCACTGGAGACACAGATTCCCCCTCAGGCGGAGGTTCCGGAGGCGGAGATTCCCTTTGAAGAGAAAAATACAGCGCAAAGGCTGGAAATGTACGAGAACGAAGTGCCTGAATTCCGGGAATCGGAGGCACTTTCGCAGGCGGTGCAAGCCTTGAAGGCAATGGGAGAGAAGAAACCTTCTCCCTATCAGGGCAGCTACGATGAGCAGATCGATCAGGTATTGCAGGAGGTGCTGGGGGCAAAGGAATTCTCCTATGATCCCACGCAGGATCCTGCCTGGCAGACCTATCGGGAGCAGTACATCCAGGGCGGAAGAATGGCATCCATGGATACCCTGGGTCAGGCGGCAGGTTTGACAGGAGGTTATGGCAATTCCTACGCTCAGACAGCGGCGTCGCAAGCCTATCAGCGCTATATGACGGCATTGTCTGCCAAACTTCCTGAGATGTACGAAGCAGCATATGGCAGGCATAGGTCCGAGAGAGAAGCGCTCTATGACAGGGCGGCCATGCTTTTGGACATGGATGAGCAGGCCTATCGCCGCTACCGGGATGAAACCGGGGACTGGCAGGACGCATACGATGATGCATACCGAAGCTATCGGGATCTGTATGATGAGGAATGGGATCGATATACCCAGGCTCGATCCGAATGGTACAAGGAGCGGGATTATTATGCCGACAAGGCGCAGGAGGAAGCCGCCCTTGCTTCCAAGGCGAGTTCTTCCCGCGCAGGCAGTGGTGGTTCTTCCGCCAAAAAGAGGACGCTGACCTTCTCCAACTACCTGTCCCGGGCGACGACACAGTACAATGCATCCGGTGCTGAGGGCCTGTATCAGTACCTGACGGTGAACCGGGATGCCCAGGGTGCCAACGGTCTGACGGATGAGGAGATTGATCTCATTTGCAGACAGTTCGGCTTCTCTACGCTGTCCGCTCTGCGCTCCGCCAGGGACAAGCAAGACAAGAAAGCTTCCTCTGCCGGCAGCGCTTCGAAGAATAGCAGCAAGATTTCTGTGAGGTAA